GCGGTACCGGGCGCGGTTATTGAATTTGGCGCAGCCGTTGGCGTTGCTGTCTAGCGTGCGGTTGCAGCCAGGCAGTGCAATGAATGCGTCGCCAATTGCAATCAGCCCAGGCCATGGCAGCGAAAACGTGAATATGCCGCCTGCAGAGTCTTTGACCGTGCGCTTGATGCCTGCGTTGGCGCCAGTGGTGAACTGCACGGTGCCCTGGCTAAACCAGCCGACTGGCTGCCCAAGCGCGCTGGTGAAGCGGCCCTGCGCCTGTATGCCCACGCCCAGCGCAGTTACGGTGCCGCCAACTTGCCAGGCCGCCCGGCTTAGGCCGCAATTGGTGTCAAACACCTGGTTTTTACATTGGCTTTGATACACGTCACGCGGCATAGGCGTGTCGAGCAAATTAAGCTCGCTCAGTACATCAGCCTTGATGATGCCGCCTGCCGTGTTTTTAACTGCCAGCGTGCCTGCAAATTCAACCCAGCGGCCCTGATAGCTGTCAACGCCTTCAGCAAACACAAACCGCTCAAGCTGCAGCGTAGCGCCGCGCAGAGTGCCGGTTTGGGCGGCAGCTAGCAGGGTTTGTGCGCCCAGCATGGCCGCGCCGCGCTCAAGGTTTGGGCGCATGGTTAAGGACAGCGTGTCTACCGACAAGCCCACTGTTTGTTTAAGCTCGCCCCGGTCAAATAGTGGCCCACGGGTAAAGCTGCGCGGGGTGGCTCCGGGCACGGTGAAGTCAAAGTCAGCGTCAAGCCAGCGGGCCACTACGCCGGTGGGCGTGACGATGGTGTACGCGTCTACAACCAGTGCAGAGCGCGCGCTGGCAAGCCATGCGGCCAAGGTGGTGGGGTCGGTTTTGATCACGGCTTTTCCGTCACAAACTTAAGCGACTTTGATTTGTAAATGCCGCGCAAAAACTCTTCACTGTCAAACTCGTCGCTGTCAAAAGCGCAGCGCCAGTAGTGGGTGCCCGTCCAGTCAAGCACAGCGCCATTGGCGGGTGCGGTGGTGAAGGTGATGAAGCCAAAGTCATCGACCGTATAGGCCGCTGTGGCAGTGCCCGCGACACGCACCTGGCTAATGATGTTTGAGCGGCCAATGGGCATGACGACGCCACCCTGTGCGCGCACCAGCGACCAGGTGCGGGTGGTGCCGTTGCCTACGCCAAAGGCTTGCGGGGTAGCGGTGTCGTTTTGCAAGCGGTCGTCGCGGTCGTCAAATAAAAAGCTGGCGCCACGGCCTTTATGCGCTTCAAAAAAAGCGCGCAACTTAATGTGGTCGGCGGTGCGAAGCACGTTGTAGTTCAAGGTGATTTTATACACGGGGTAGAGTGCCCGCGAAAGGCGCCATTTGCGCATGCTGTCGCTGGCCTGCACTTGGGTTGAAAACTGCACCGCGCGCATGCGTGGCCACGTTTGCCCAACGAGGCTAGGGAAGACCTGATTGCTCAAGCAAACCCCCGGCGGCCACTGTGGCGTATGGCGTCAGCCAATGCGCCTGCGTTGTCTTTTAAGAACGCGCCAAAGCTGCGGGCGTCCATCGCGTTGATGGTGAATGAATCACCACCGCCCATGGCGCGCCCACCGGCCAGGCCCTCACGCATGGGGTCGGCAATGTCAGCGGGCAGCACCATTTCGCGCTGGTGCAATTGTGTTATCGGGTTGCTGCCGAAGGGAATGTCAAAGCCTTTTGCAGCGGCCGGGATCATGGCCTGAAAGGACATGGCGGCGGCTGACGCTGCCAAGCCCGCCGCCGGTGCCAGAGCGGGCCCAACGATTGGAATAGCGGCAGTCGAAGCAATTGCAGCAGCGCCTGCAACCGCCGCGTTGGAGGCGACTTGTGCCCGGGCCGCCACTTGCGCAAACACGCGCTGGGTGATCTGCTGAACAAGCCACTTGGCCGCCATGTTTGCCAGCATGCCGACTACTGCGTCAACTACGCCTTTAAACATTTGGCGAATGCCCTGGGAGAACGTCAGCGCGCCAGTCATCATGCCTTTGATGCTGCCCGCCCAGCTGGACTGCAGCTCGCTTAAAACGCCACGTGTTGCCTCGGTGGCGGCCAGTGTGGTTTGCAAGCGCAGTTCGCTTTTTTTGGCTTCGTGCTGGGCGTCAAGCTCTTGCAGTTGCAGCAGCAGTTGTGCATACGCTTCAGGGTCGCGCTGTGGATCAATCAGAGTTTTGCGCTGCTCAAGGGCCTGGCTTTGAATTTCAAACTTTTGCTGCTCAAACTCGACCTCTTGCTGCAGCAGTTGTTGGCGGGTTAGCGTGCCCATTTCAACTTCAAACTGGGCTTGCGCACGCTTGCCTTCTACCTCAAGCAGGGCAAGGTTTTGCGCGGCTTCAAAGCGGGCCTGCTCAATGTTTTTTTGTTGCTCTGCCAGGCTGCGGCGTTCTTGCAGAATTTCGCCCATGGCCTTTTTGGCTTCTTTGCTTTCGAGGCCGTACTTCTGGCTGATGGCGGTGTACGCCTCTTCAGCCAGCAGCACACGGGTGGCCACGTCTTTGCGGGCGTCTTCTTGCTGGATTTTGAGGCTGCTGAGATACGCCTCAAACTCTTCCTTGCGCAGGCCGATGGACATTTCAACGGTTTTTTTGCGCAGGGCCAGCGACTCTTTTTCGTTCAAGCCACGGGTGGCCATGATCTCTTGCCAGTAGCGCAGTTCTTGCGCTTTGCTCATTTCTAAAAAAGTGCCCTGCAGCGCAGACTTTTCCTGCGCAAATACTTTTTGCTGAGCCAGCTCGGCTTCCCATTCTTGTATGCGGTTGACTTCTTTTTCGCTGCCCTTGGGCTTGCCGCCGCTGCTGCCAGCGCCTTCAGCGCTGCGACTGGCAGAGGCGACCGTACCTGCAGCAAATCGGCTTTTAATAGCGGCACCGGTTTGGGTGGCGGACTTGGCTATGCGGTCGTAAGCGCCAGTCCAGGCGCCGACCATGACCTTTGGCATGGCCGCGACCGCATCGGCAGCGCCTTGCATGTCGCCCGTCATCATGCGCACGAACGCAGTGCCGATAGCTTTAATCGGCTCAGTCACGGTAACGACAAAAGCGTTGATCGTTTCCCAAACTGCGCGAACGGCAACGCCGAGCAGATCAAACGCGCTGGCCAACGTGCCAATCGCATATTTAAAGATCAGCACCAAGCCCGGGCCAATGCTTGCAAACCAGTTGCCAAGCCAGCTTAGCGATGGCATGACGGCCTGCGAGATAGCGTTTTTTAAACCAAGCATGACGTCGCTGACGTCACTCATGCTGGCGCGGTAGTCAGCTACGGTTTTGCCGCCTTGCTCAGTGATGACCAAGCCCAAAGATTCGGCTTTTTCTCGAGCTTCATCAATGCCGGCGGTGGTGAGCTTGAGCATTGGCAGCACGTCTTGCCATGACTTGCCAAATATTTTGGCGGCCTCGATGTTGCGGTCGGTACCCTCTTTAAATTCGCCAAGCTTTTCGCTCACATCTTGGAAAACTGACAGAGAATTGCGAAAGCTGCCGTTGCTTTCACGGGTTGCTACGCCCAGCGCCTTGATCTTGCTTTCGTCTTCAGCCATGGCACGCGTCATTTTGGCAACGGCGCCGGTCAGGGCTGTGCTGTCTTGGTAGATGTCGCCCAGTGCAACGTTTAACACCGACGCTTCAGCGGCGGTAATGCCCAGCGTGCGGGCCAGGGCTGCGCTTTCTTTGTTGAACGCCACGGTGTCATCAATCGCGGCTTTGGCCGCACCACCAGCTAGCAGACCTACAAAACTGGTGAGGGCTGTTTGGGCTGAAAGCAGGCTGCTGCCAACACCACCAAAGCTGTTTTTAGCTGAGCTGGCAAACCCGTCCATGCTGCGTTGGGCGTTGCGCAGCATGGCCTCAAAACTGGAACCGTCGCCAAGAATATCGATGCGCGCTTTTGACATTAATGGCCTTGATGCATTGAGAGTTTTTTCATGAAATCAGCAAAATCAGGGTCGTTATCTTCGAGCGGCTCGTCTGCTGTGGCTGCAGAGCCTTCTGCGCTGGCCGCTGCTTTGGGCGGCTCTAGCGCACCGAGATAAACGGCGATGGCGTGCGTACTAAAAACTAGCGGCGGAGTGACACGCCACTGGGCTTCAAGCGCCAGCCATTCGTCAATGCTTAAGTCCCAGCAGGCCCCGAAAGTCCATCCAGTCCATGCAACGAGGCGGGCGGTGTCTGCGTCCCAGTCGAGCTGCCATAAAGGGACTCCGCCGCTGCGTTTTTTGCGTTGACCTCTCGCGCCTGCGCCAGGTTGCCGCAAGCGGCAGGAAATGCCGCTTGCATGTTGTGCATGTCGATCAAGTCGTCAAAGTCTTCTTGCTTGATCTGCGGGTAATTGAGCAGCAGCGCATCAAAAACCATGGCGCATTGCTTGTCAAACAGGTCTGACGGGTCAAGCGCTTCAGACGCGCCAGTAGCCAGCGCCTGAATGTCGCGCAGAGTGGTCGCGTGCTTTTTAAGCAACGTGCGGTTAAGGGGCGGTACAACCATGGTGGTGCTGGCAAACAGCACCGCCACGCCAGGCCGAAGTAGTGGTGTAGGCTGGTGCATTTTTTACTTGGTCCAGCTGGCTTTGTAAACGCCCTTGACGGGGTCGGCAAAAGCTTCAATCGTGAACTCAGGCATCAGGTAGTCATTGAGCTTGTATGCAAAGTTTAAGCTGGGGATGATGACGTTGAAGAAGTGCATGTTGAACTGGCGTCCGTCGCGAAACTTTTTGTGAAAAAACGCTTCGCACGTGACAGTGGTACCGGCCAGATCGTTGGTTGTGTTGAACGACTGCATGCCGGTGATGTCGTTCTTGATGTAGCTGGCAAGCAGCACCTGCGCGTTTTCACTGGTGTTGAAGGTCAAGGCGCCGTTTGCGCCCCAGACGTACTGCGCGGCTGCAGGCGCTGTTGCAACGCGGGTGTACTGAATGCCTGTGACACTGTTGTATATGCCAAGGTCTTGGGCAGTCAGGAGGCCTGCGGCCAAAGTGGCAGCACCTGCAGCTACGGTGATGACTTCGTTTTTGACATACGATTCGCCGTTGTTTACGATGGCTTTGCCAAAATACACATCGGCAAATGTGGTGGGATTTAACTGGCCGTTTTTGCACTTCATTGAAATTTCAGTGCTGCCAACGGCAGCGTCGATTGCGTATTGGCCTTCGCCCATCAGCTTTTTGATGTCGCCCTTAAAGTCAAACGACGTCTCTTGAATGGTAAGCAAGTCTCGCGGGGTGGCGATAGCGCTGCCGCGTGAAATGATTTTGACCTCGCCGCTGTGAAAGATGATGTCAGCCATAAATTGCTCCGGTTAAATGAATGTGCTCGGGTTGTTTGAGTTGGTGGTGTACGTAAACTGCCAGCGCTGCACACGCTGGTTTAACAAGTACTCTGACGTACCAATTTGTTCGTAGTCGCTGCTATTGATTTCGTAGCCAGCCATCAGGCTGCTCAGGGCTTCATTGCGCTGCAAGGCTTGCTCTACCAGCAGGCCTTGCGTACGGGCTGCGCTGGCAGGCGCGCTGGCCGCAATGACGCAGGCAATGCGCACGTTTAAAGTGCGCTTTTGCAAAAAGCCGCTGGGCTCCCGACCCAGGTATTCGACCTGCTCGGGGCCGTCTTCGTCAATGCAAATGCAGGGCAGATCAGCGGGCTGTAGCGGGTCTACGCGGTCGACATAAATACTGCCCGGCGGCACTATGCCAGCCGCTGCGGTTAAGGCTGCGGCAATGGCATCAAGCACAAGCTGTTGGACATGGGCCATGGGCTACCTGCGCAAACGCAGTATGGTGATGCCGGTGCCGTCAGGCATGGTTTCAATCACCTTGTAGACCACCGCGCTGACCACCACCGATGCGCCCACCACATTGGCAGGAACATCAGCGCTGGCCAGCGTGAGCACGGGAGCGCTGGACATGATGCCGCTGGCAAGGTCTTGCAGCTGGTACTCAGCGTCGAAGATGGCGCGCACTGGCAACCCTGCGAGGGTTGCATCGACTGCAAACTCGCTGACCTGAAAGAACGCGGTGAAATCTTCGACCATGGCCATGGTGCTTAGCCTTGTGCCTTTTTTGCCAGCCGCTTACGCGACAGCGTTTTGGATCAGGTAGCCTGCGTCTGCGCCGGCCATGACGGGCGCCACTTCGTCAGTGACTGGGTAAATCCAGCTCTTTGGGTTGCGCTCGTAGTACGGCTCTTCGACCAGTGGGTAGCCCGCCAGCTGGTAGGTGTAGCCATACGATGGCGCGCCCATTTCAACCAGGCTGCCGGTTTCGGTATAGGCCAGCACCATGTCTTTACCCCACACGTCGCTGAAGTTGCCCGCGTCGTCTGCAAAGATTGCGTCGCCAACCAGCAGCTGGTCAAGCCCAAACAGCGCTGCCAAAATTTCAACGGTGGGCACGTCACGACCGGTGTACTTCATGCGGTCAATTACCTTTGGGTGCTGCTTGAGGGCTGCAATTACAGCGGCGCCCATGACGCCGGTGTTTGGGCGCTTGCCGATTTTGCGGCGCACAGCTTCTTTGGCAGCTTCTACCACTGCAATTGGGTCAGACACCGCGCCGAAGTCGCTCCACTGGCCTGTGCCAGACAGGGTGATGCGGTTGCTGGGAGCATAAGACGCCAGCGTGCGTGCCACGTCTGCTTGCGCCTTTTCAAGGCGCAGCGCAATGATGTTTTGCGTTTTGTAGATCGTCATGCGGCTGGCATCAATGCCGGGCACGGCGTTGGCTTCTTGCATGGTTTCGATAGGCAGCGTGCCTTCGAGAGAATGGCTTTCAAGCACGTAGTTACCGGCGCTGTAGCCGTACTGCACGCGCTTGGTGTTTTGGCCTGGTGAGCGGCCTGTGTTGTACAGCATGAAGTCTTCTTTGGAGAAGGCAACAATCTTGCCGCCGCGCTGGGCAACAGGCACGCGCGGGAACAGCGCGGTGCCGATGAAGTCGGGGTGTTTGTAGCCCTGGGCTACGTTGGTGAGCACCGCATCAACGATGCGGGCTTGGGCGTTATTGAGTTGTGGCATTTTTAAGTTGCTTTCTTTGTTTGAATTTTGGGGTTAGTTGGCGATCAAGACGATTTCAATCTTTTCGCCTGCCGCTGCGGCGGTGCCGAGTGCGCTGCCCACTGTGACGCCTGCAGCTTTGACAATGACGCGGCCTAAGGAGTCAAGCTCAAGCGCCGAGCCTAATGGGATTGCTGCGCCTGCCTCGGCCACTGTGCTGCCCAGAACGGCTACGGTGACGCGGTCGCCAATAACGCCGCTGAACTTGACAAAGCCTAAGCAGCGAGCGGCGGCTGCTGGCAATGCGCCTGCTGCCGTTACGGCGCGAGATGCGGTGAGTGCTGCGGTAGCAATAACCGAGTGGGTAAATACTTCAAATGAACCTGCTGCCATGGTGTTTCCTTTGGGGGGTGTGAGGGGTGGGCTTACTTGCCGCCGACTGCTTTGTACGCAGCGACGTAGTCAGTACCGGGGTGAGCGGCCATGTGGGCCTTGGCTTTTTCGTCAAGCTCACCGCGAGTAGCCTCACCGGCTGTGGGCTGGGTAACGGTGGGCGCTGCGGCTTGCGCTACGGGCGCTGGTGCGTCGTTTGCCAAGGCAGTAGCCTGTGCGGCGCGGCCTTGCTTTTCAGCGGCATTAACGGCCATGGCTGCGTCGCCTGGGCTGGATTTGCCGTCGAATTTCATGGTGTTGATCAGCGCCTCATGGCCGGGGATCAGCTGGCCTTCAACCGCCTGAATGCGGGCGCGCTCTGCGGTGGCGCCTTCGGCCTGCACTGCTGCCAGCAGGTCGGGCGCCTGGGCTGCAAGTTGTTCGCGGGTAATTGACATGTTTTGTCCTGTTGAGTTGGAGGTTTTGCGG